GACAAGACATCCATTTGATTATGACTGGCGGAGAGCCATTACTTGCTTGGCAACGGTTGTATGTTGAGCTTTTTGAACACCCACGTATGCAGGATTTAAAAAATGTCACATTTGAAACAAACACTACCCAACATCTACACAACGGCCTCTACAACTATCTCAACGATAGTGACAGAATTACTGTCACATGGAGTTGCAGCCCTAAGCTCTCCGTTTCAGGCGAATCTTGGGAAGATGCTATTAAGCCTGACGTTGCTCTTAATTATTCCACTGTTGCTGGTAGTGACATCTATCTTAAATTTGTTGTTGCTGATCGTGCAGATATTGAAGAAGCTGGCAAAGCTGTGCAAGCATATCGTGACGCAGGTGTTGAGTGCCCTGTATACTGCATGCCGCTTGGAGGGCGTTCGGAAGAGTATGTTCTCAATGTTCAAGAAGTCGCAGAAGTCTGCATGGAAAAAGGATGGCGCTTCACCCCCAGACTCCATATATCCTTATTCGGAAATGCATGGGGAACTTAAGAAACATTTTATGAATCAACAACATGAACATGCAATGACTGCTAAAGTAGGCAAAACAGATGACGAAAAGGCAGCAGAGATTGAACAAAGAATGATTAGAGCAAGGGAGGCAGGACTATGAAAAACTTTTTTAAAAAAATAACAGGATTAGATAAAGTCGAAGCTGAGAAAGCACAAGTTGAATCTGACAAGATGGAACTTCTTAAACAACGTGATCCTAAAGAATACCACACACGCAAGAAAGAGCCTTGGGTGAATGTTATTGATGTTAAAGTGAATGAAGAAAATGTTCGCAATGGCTTCTTTGAGCTCGATTGGAATGAATACTTTATCGCGCAACTTGTGCAAGCAGGTTACGGTGTTGACAACGATCCAGAAGAAGAAATTGTAGATCGGTGGTTTCGAGACATTGTGTATAATATGCTAGATGAAGAAGGACAAGATACTAATAGAGGTGCGGGTTATATTAATGTTGTTCCAATTTCAAAAGGTAAGTCAGAAGTTAGTTGACAATGATGTGTAACTATGTTATACTATATTTAAATTAACACAATAAAAGGCAATACAATGGCAACTTATGTACTAGTAGATACTGCAAATACTTTCTTTAGAGCTCGGCACGTAGTACGTGGTGATATTGATACTAAAGTAGGCATGGCACTACATATCACACTTAACAGTATTAAAAAAGCGTGGAAAGACTTTAACGCAGATCATGTCGTGTTTTGCTTAGAAGGTCGTAGCTGGCGCAAAGACTATTACGAGCCTTACAAGCGTAATAGGCAGGTTGCTCGTGATAAACTAACTGTTACTGAAGCAGAAGAAGATACAGCGTTTTGGGAGATCTTTGACGAGTTTAAGAACTTTGTTACAGAAAAGACTAATTGCACTGTTATGCAACACAAACAACTAGAAGCAGATGATCTTATTGCAGGTTGGGTACAAGCACACCCCGATGACAATCATATTATTATTAGTACAGACGGAGACTTTGCTCAACTAGTTGCACCTAACGTAAAACAATACAATGGTGTTGCTAATGTAACTATTACAGACAAAGGCTACTTTAACGACGATGGATCGCCTGTTATTGAAAAGAAGACACAAGAGATTAAGCCTGCACCGCAGCCTGACTTTATGTTGTTTGAAAAGTGTATGCGTGGTGACACTAGTGATAACGTGTTTAGTGCGTATCCTGGTGTACGTAAGAAAGGCACTAAGAACAAAGTTGGTCTTATTGAAGCATACGAAGACAAAGGCACTAAAGGCTACAACTGGAATAACATGATGTTACAGCGTTGGACTGATCATGAAGGCGTAGAGCATCGTGTGCTAGATGATTACAATCGTAATGTTGTGCTTTGCGACTTGACTGCACAACCTGCAGACATTAGAGAGATTATTAACACAACTATTGCAGAACATGCAACGCCTAAAGACATTAGTCAAGTAGGCTTGCGTCTTATGAAGTTCTGTGCAAAGTGGGATATGCAACGTATTGCAGACCAGGCACAGGCTTATGCAGAACCATTACAAGCGAGGTACCCAGCATGACATTAAAAGCAAAACCTGTATTAAAAGATAAGTTTTGGATTATCGAAAATGATGAGCAACGTATAGGAACAATGTCGTGGAATGATGACAGGTATATGTTTTCTACTTCAGGCGAGACGTGTTTCTTTGACAACAAACGAGATATGAAACAACGTTTTGGCACCGACATCGTATGGACTGACATTACTCCTAATACAACGACTGATGATCACAGTACTAAGACAATACACGGATTTCCTACTAGCGTAAGTCCTTATAATACAATGTATGATGTAAAGCGTAAACTTCCTTTGTTTACTAAAAGTGACAAATCTAAAAGTGCATATTGTGCAGGCTATTATATTATTGAGTTTGAAAAAGGTTGGGTTAAAAGTTTTTGTCCTAAACTTATTACAATTGAACGTTATAACTTTAAAGGCCCATTTAAATCAGAAATAGAAATGCGTCAGGAGTTATCACGTGCAACCCGTTGAACCTTTAAACACTATATCTCTACAACAGTTTTTACAACAAGTTAAATCTGCTGAAAATTCGCAGGCGCGAGAAGTAAAGATGTCAATACAACAAGCAAAAAACTTAGCATTTACAATTGGTGCTGTTATGAGTCGATTACACGGCGACTTAGAAAAACTTGTAGCAGAATCTAAGAATAGTAATGATGAAGTGATACAAGTTAACTTAGATGGTGGTTCTAAATTTTAATATACGTAGATAACTTTTAAAAAAGATAAATATATGCGTAGTTAATTAAAAGGAATTACGTACATGAGTCGTCCCAAGCCAACAGTTATTTTAGAAAATATTAATAGCAAAACCTATAAAAGCGAACAAGTACTAGAAGCAGATGCTATATGGGCTGTATTTTACTTAGAAAAGCCATTTAATCTTAAAAGTGCAAATGCACTTACTAATTATCCTGGACCTAAGTATAAGAAGACTAGCTTTAGTAATCCAGGACATGCACATAATCTTGCTAAAAAATTAAACGATCTGTTTAAATGCCAAGACTTTAAAGTATACAAGCTTACTGTAGGTGAACTGGTTACAGAAGAATGAACTGGAAAGAGACATATACTAAGCTCTTTTTGAAAGAACTTGGTAAAAGTACAAATCCTGCTACAGTAAGTGAATATATGCCCTTATGGTGGAAGAACAACAGAGATAAAGACTCCGGTGGGTTGCGACTAACCGAAACAGGATTCGATGTACTAACTCTAATAGACTTAGCAACATATGACATACCATATCCAAGAGATGTACCATTATCTACTCAAGTAATCATACATCTTGACAAGTTTATTGACTGTCCGTACTATCTAACTAATAGAAGTATTGTTGTAACAAACGAAAAGAAAGCAGTTGAACTCACTCTTTTCAGTGGAGATTTACGCAAATATGGCCTCACAAAGGCAATCACTAGACAAAATAAATCCTAAGTCGTTGTTTTTAAACAAGTTCTTTTTTTAGAAAATGGTTGACAAATCCTGTAGATGTGTTATTATATATGTATAGTTTAAATAAAGCAACGCAAAAAGAGGGTACTACAAATGGATACTTCAACTCGCACAGTTAGTCCAAATGGCGCAAAAAACAGCATTAAACATGCGCTTAAAAAGCAACGTCCTATCTTCCTATGGGGACCTCCGGGCATTGGCAAATCAGATATCGTACAGCAGGTTAACGATACTTTTGCAAATTCGCACTTGATTGACATTCGCTTGAGTCTTTGGGAACCTACAGATATTAAAGGCATTCCGTATTTCGACAGCAACTCAGGTACAATGGTGTGGGGCGCACCTAGCGAACTTCCGAGCGAAGAATTTGCAGCACAATATGACCACATCACGCTATTCTTAGACGAAATGAACTCAGCAGCGCCTAGTGTACAAGCGGCAGCATACCAGTTGATTCTTAATCGTCGTGTAGGTACTTATAAACTTCCAGACAACGTATCAGTTGTTGCGGCTGGTAACAGAGAAGCTGACAAAGGTGTTACTTATAGAATGCCTGCTCCGTTAGCTAACCGCTTTATCCACTTAGAACTTGCTGTTAACTTTGACGACTGGTTTAGCTGGGCTGTTGCTAACAATCAGCATACAGATGTTGTAGGTTACTTGACATTTGCAAAGAAAGACTTGTACGACTTTGATCCTAAAAGTTCATCACGTTCGTTTGCAACACCACGTAGTTGGTCGTTTGTTTCAGAATTGATAGAAGATGACTTAGACGAAGCAACTACTACCGACCTAGTAGCAGGCGCAGTTGGTGAAGGTTTGGCTGTTAAATTTATGGCGCACCGTAAGGTTGCTTCAAGCATGCCTAACCCAAGTGACATCTTAGCAGGCAAAGTACGAGAGATGAAGACTAAAGAAATTAGTGCAATGTACTCTTTAACTGTGTCATTGTGCTATGAACTTAAAGAAGCAAGTGATGCAGGCGACAAGAAGTTTGATGACAAAGTGAACAACTTCCTACGCTTTTCAATGGATAACTTTGATACTGAATTGGTTGTTATGGGTATTAAACTTGCACTAACACAGTATTCATTGCCAATTGATCCAGACGAAGTAGAGTGCTTTGATGAGTTCCATGAGCGTTATGGCAAGTATATTAAGGCTGCACAAGAAGCGTGATAGAAGAAGGACGGGTTCTTTTGGATCCGTCCGTTCTTTCGAAATAATAATGGTTGACATATATACTAATGATGCTATAATATATGTATAAGTTAATAAAAGGGCGATGATAATGGCTACTAAAGATACAGCAAGTAAACTAAAAAACTTTACTCCAGACCCGGATATTACTCCAGAAGCATTAGAAACAATGCGTGTAGAAGTAATGGACCGTATTATTACGGCACGTATTGGCTTGCTATTGCGTCACCCTTTCTTTGGTAACATGGCAACACGTTTAAAGATTGTTGCTGCCGATGATTGGTTACCTACTGCGGCTGTAGATGGTCGTAACTTATATTATAACACACAATTCTTTAATGCAATGAACAATAAAGAAATTGAATTTGTTGTTGCACACGAAATTTTGCATATGGTATTTGATCACATAGGTCGCAGAGAAGACCGCGATCCAATGATCTATAACATTAGCGCAGACTACATTGTAAACAATACACTTGTACGTGATCGTATTGGTGTTATTCCTAGCATTGTAAGTTGTTATCAAGACTTTAAATACGAAGGCTGGACTAGCGAAGAAGTATACGATGACGTATACGAGCAAGCTAAAAAGAATGGCGAAGAATACTTGAAGCAACTTGGCGAAATGCTAGACGAACACCTCGACATGGACGGTGACGAAGGTAGTTCAGACGGTGACATGGGCGAAGACGGCAACGGTAACGCTACAAGCAAATCTAAGCCTACGTATTCTAAAGAAGAAGAAAAGCAGATCAAAGATGAGATCAAAGAGAATATGATCTCAGCGGCACAGAGTGCAGGTGCTGGTAATGTTCCAGGTGCAGTACAGCGTATTATTAAAGAACTTACAGAACCTAAGATGAACTGGCGTGAGATTATTCGTCAGTCAGTACAAAGCACAATTAGAAGCGACTATACTTTTAGTCGTCCTTCACGCAAAGGACAAATGAGCGGTGCTATATTACCTAGCATGGACTTTGAAGATACAATTGATATTGCTGTATGCATTGACATGTCAGGTTCAATTGGAGAAGTGCAAGGCAAAGACTTCCTAGGCGAAGTCAAAGGCATCATGGAAGAGTTTCCAGACTACAATATTAAGGTATGGTGCTTTGACACTCGGGTATATAACGAAGAAGACTTCGAAGCAAATGACGGTAAAGACTTGTTAGACTACGAACTAATGGGTGGCGGCGGCACTGACTTTATGGCTAACTGGACATACATGAAAGAACAAGAGTATGTTCCTAAGAAACTTATTATGTTTACAGATGGATATGCTTGGGATAGTTGGGGTGATCCAGACTACTGCGACACAGTATTTGTTATCCACAGCAACCGTGACAAAAACTTAGAAGGACCGTTTGGTACATCAGTACACTACGATGCGGCTGCATGATAAAAAATAGAACCCCTAATCCATTAAATGTATTCGAAGTGAGGCAAGTCAAAGCGGCGCCGCCCCATTTCGAGTACGTTAACTTACCTATGAAATATAATTTAGAAGATAGTCTAGTCAAGTGGATTAAACAACACTTAAAAAATAGATTCTATACAGGCAAAAATGTAAGTCTCGACAATGAAAACAAGTTAGTACAAGTATTAACTGTAGGTTTTGAGGAGACAAAAGACATGAGTTATTTCATGTTAGCGTGTCCACATTTAAAGTACAAATAAATAAAGTACGCATATATACTATAACAAGGAGAATATTATGAGCGAAGATACAACCGTTGAAGCAGAAGTTGCAGCAACACCTGAAACTAGTGAAGCACAAGGTCCTGATCTAACTGTACAAGATCTGCAAGCACTGAAAAGCATCATCGATGTTGCAAGTCAACGTGGCGCTTTTAAGCCTAACGA